CAATGTATAAATCGCCACTAATATTTTGTAAATCAGCCGTTGTACTTGTAGGATTATTTACCTGGACTTGCAAAAGCAATGTAGGATCGGTAAAACTTAATTTAGAAAAATCTAAATTTTTAAAAAATACGTTAATGCTTTGTGATAATAAAAACTTTCTATAGGCAATAAATCCTATAATACCTGCTATGATCCAACCCAAGTAATTTTTTTTCATTGAATTAATTGTACGTAAAACTACGGTATTTATATCATAAAACCACAAAAAATTGCCTTTTTTGTTAAATTTTATGGAATGTGGATAAATTTAAGGCACATTTTGTCTTATATTCGTAGAATAAAATTATATTCGCACCACTGCAGGTGGTCGAATATAATTTCTAAAGTGCCTGTAAAACTACCTTTACAATAACTTTTTTCACCTTTAATAACATATTTAGCAATAAATATTTGGTAATATGCAAAAATTCTATATTTTTGGTTATTACTAACATTTAAACCGCTATTTATGGCAATTACAAATTTGCAGGAGCATACACTCCTGGACATTATGCGAATCCAAAAACGTATTCAAGTTTTGGATCAATTAAAAACTCTCACAAATTGGAACAACATTAGGATTATGTTTGAAGCTAATAAGGACTTCAAACAGGAATTTGTAATCCTGGATCAATTTGTATTCCCATTTGCATTGGAGCAGGAATTACGAAATTTAGTTGACGATAGTATTGAGCAACTTAACAGGGATTTAGAAACTTTAAAATTTAAACTTAAAAATTTATGAAAAATTTAATTAGTAACGCCTATACAACTATGCCTGTGCAGGATAAATTCGGATCATTAGGATTTCCGAGTAATGGATTAACTAAACTTGAATATTTTAGTTTAGAAATATATAAAGCTATTTATAAGGATACTATGCTTCCGGATACTTTAATAAAAGTATCTATTGAGGATGCTATGAAATTTTTACAATCATTAGAGGAAACTCAAAAAAATTTATTAAATGAAAAAGAATCAAAAACAACCCTTATCCAATAATAATATTGAAGCAATTTTAATATTAATTTTTGCATTTGTTGTTGTCGCTATGTTTCAAAATTGGTAAATGGAAAAAACTACTAACATTCAAAAACCTTCCATTGACCAATTACTTGAACTGCGAAAATATAAACCCGACCACATTCCCGATAAAGAAAATGTAATTTTACAAATTGGTGGAAAGTCCGTCGGATCAACACAAGCGTATGTCATTTTTGGTGGATTGCCGAAAGCAGGTAAATCAAGTTTTTTAAATTCTTGTATAGCTTCTGCATTTGTTCCGTATGATATTTTCACTATGAAAATAAACTTACCGGAAAATAGGCAAAGATTATGCCTATTTGATACTGAATCATCCGATTTTGACTATTATAAGCGTATTCAATCAATATTAACTTTTGCTGACTTAACCCATATACCTGCTAATTTTGATTCGTTTCAAGTTAGAGAAGACGGAACAGGCACAATTAGGAAAATGGTTGAAAGGTATTTGGAATTAAACCCGGACTGCTCAATATTGGTATTAGACGGACTTTTAGACCTTATCACTAATTATAATGATGAAACTGAATCGTCTATGCTTACTAAATGGTTAAAAAAAATTACCAAAATATATGATTTATTGATAATTTCAGTATTACACTTTAATAAGTCAAATGATCACACTACAGGCGTAATTGGTAGCCATTCGGATCGTTTTTCTCAATCCACATTAGAGGTTAAAAAAGATAAAGAAACTAATACGTTTGTAATGCAATCCCGATTTATGCGATCGGATGCAGATTTTGATCCAATTACTTTAATGAATTTTAACGGAAAATTTGAACAAGTTACAAATGATTCAGTAAAGAAAAAAGGATCTAAAGCGTCCGACCTGGATGCAATGGAATCGCAAAGGTTGTGTAAACAAATTGTAACAATACCTATGTTATATAGTGAAATTGTTGACGAAATTAAAGAACGAACTGCAGAATCTAATACTTACGCAAAGCAATTAATGAAGATATGGATTAACAATGCCTACGTTGTAAAAGACCACAATAATAAATATAAACTCCGCTAACTTTTTTAACCTTTATGAAAAAAATAATATTATTTATACTATTATCTTTTAGATTTTTATGTGCGGTAATTTTTACGCTTATATTAATGTTATGGGTATTATTTGAACACATAATAAAACAATTTAAAATCAATTTAAAATGAAAAAAATTTATTATTTAGGATATTATATTTATGAAATTGGTGGGGAATATGTTTGCGGAATAGACAATTCATTCCATAAAACATTGGTATCTGCTAAATGCCACATTGATTATTTAACAAAATAAAAAAAGAAAGCCACCTTTTTAGGGGTGGCTTATTGAATTATTTACTAACATTCAATACCGAAACCGGCAACTTTTTTCACTACAAATATAGGAAAATATGAATTACACCCAAAAAATTTATTTTATTATCCAGGATCGTAAGGGAGCCTGTTTAAATGATCTAATTGAGGTAACTAAATACAAAAGAATAACTGTATTAAGGGCAATATGTAAATTGCTATTGGATCGTAAAATTATAAGTCTAAACTATTTAGGAACTAAATTCTTTGTAATAAACCCTAAAAAACTATAAAATGGCCAAAACAATCTATACTGCTATTGTATTTTTTGAAAATGATCCAACAGTAAGGAAATATAGAAATATCTCAAATTTGGGTACTTTTATGCGTTTTTTAGAGAAAATTGACGCCCATTACTGCAATTTGTATTTTAAGGAAACAAACGCCTATTATAAGCGTTTATATGTAAATAAATAAAGCCGGGTAGAAACCCGGCTCGTACACCAACAAACCTATATATGGAAAAAACAATTTAACTTAAAAAAAGTTGCTTTTCTGCGTTTCTGCGTTTTACTAATCCGTCTAATACTTTGCCACCTGCATATATCCACCGATCAAACTGTTTAGCCACATCGTTTTTATTTGCACCGGAATTAAGTAATTTAAACAAAGTGCTATTTTTAAACGCATTGATCCCTATATTATAGCTTAACGAAGATAAAGCAATTAATTGATTATCGGTAACCGGTACTTTAATTAAAGATTGAACTACCTGGTAATCTTCCATTGCATCATTTATAAGCCACCTTTTAGCGGTTGCCTTATCAACTATATCCGTTTTTATTACAGGGCGTTTAGCATCCCAATTATATTGACTACCATATCCTACGGAATATCCTGTAAAATCCCAATATGGCACCTGGTAAAACCCTTCAAATGAACTAATAGTATTAAATATCTTATCACTAATAGATCCAAAAGGCGTCTTATTTAATGCGGTTGCAATTTTTTTTCTTAACATAATTATAATTAATGCCGTTCCCAACAACCCTAAAACGACTTTTTCGTTTTTTGTCATTGTTTTTTATTTTTGATCCTGTGCGTATGCACCTAATAAAAAAGTGCTTATAGTTGCTACAATTTGTCCTGCACCTTGTAATTTACCTGTGCTATTTGAAGCAAAGAAACCGCCAACTGCAGATAATAAACCGAATATTGTTGTTTTATAACTTTTTCTCATCTTTTTTTATTTTTTTAATATTATATACTATAGTAGTAATTGAAGCAATACCGCTTAAGAGCATAAACAAAGTACCTGCAATCATATTAATTTGATTAATGCTTAATATGTAAGTTCCTACGCTTAATATTGCTCCGGATATACTTGTATGATCTAAATCGTTATTGCTCATTTACACTACTTTGAATTTGTTTTACAATAGTTCCAAACGCTTCCGCAACCTGGACTGCTGTGTCTATGTTACCAATTACACCTTTTTTGATACTTTCATCAATTAGTGCTTTGATTATTTCCAATGCCTTTGTTGTTTCCATATTTATTGTTTTAAAATTGTAGTGAATTAATTTTAAATTCTAATGCTTCAATTTGTGTTTGTTGTTCTTGTATAGCTTTAACTAAAATAGGTACTAATTTACCATAATCAACACCCTGCGTTCTAATTTCGCCGTTTGGCTCCATTCCGTCCTTTTCTCCATACACAATATACGGCAATGTTTCTTGTAATTCGTGTGCAATTACACCATAATTTCGTTCATCTTTGTCAATCCATTTAAAATCGTAAATTTTAATTTTATTTATAAGTTCTAATGAATTATCAAATTGTTTAAAATCTTCTTTTAATCTATAATCGGAATTAACGTTAAATGCAGATGCCGCAATAGGAACAAATGAATTAGCCGTACCTAAAAATCTAAATGTAGATCCATTCCAATCAATTCTATTAACTCCGGATGCTTGACCAATAGTAAATCCATTGCCGTTTCCTTCAATATTTAAATTTCCTTCATTAGTTATTTTCATTTTTTCATTCATAGTAGCGTTAGCACCTGCAGTTCCACTAATTGCCGTGTACCATCTATGAGTACCTTCACCTGCATCATAATTTGTTGCAGGAGCATTTCTTGCATAAGTCCAACCTGATACACCATAATAGGCGTTACCACTCATAACAGGCCCACCACCACTACCAGAAAAAAAAGCATCACCAACTCTTCCAATTTCAATAGCACTATAAATACTTAACCAAGCACTTGGAGTAACTCCAATTCCTATATTTCCTTCGCTATTTATACGCATTGCTTCTGCACCACCATTTACTTCAAATAATAAACTACCACCTACATTATAATTAGCCAAAGTAACTCTATCACTCGACCAATATAAAGCACCATTGCCGGCGGTCATTCCTGTTAAAAAATAACTTCCAGCCGTAATACTTCCTGTTTGACTTGTTAAAGCCAATGTACCATTTGAAGCAGGATAAGTATAAGTGTATGTTGCACTTGAATCAAATGCCAAAATACCGCCACCATTTAAACCACGAGTAATATATAACCCTGCAGTAACCGATCCTATATTATCAGTACCGGTTGTATATGTTGGGCCACCTGTACGAGTTATTATTGCTAATTGATTATTAACCTGAACAAAATCAGTTTGAATACTACCTACACCGCCATTTAAAACTTGCATACTTGTAAATGATCCACTTGTACCTGTTAATCCACCATAAAAAGTAAGATTAGCACCACCACCGGCACCCAATACCGCAACTTGCGTTCCGTTATTTGAATTAAAAGATAATCCTGCACTTGTTGATGCTTTTACCTGTGGTGCAGTTACAATATCGCTAAAAGTTCCGGTTGTACTACTTAATCCACCTGCAGTAACTACAATACCAAAAGCAGTAGTATTACCATTTGCGGTAACTGAACTTAAAGTACCGCCACCCACTCCTGCATCAGCAACCAATGTCCAGGCAGATCCGGTATCTTCAAATATTTGTCCTGTATCAGTAGATATAAATAATCTACCTTGAAAACCAAAAGCAGGTCTATTCGCAAAAGTATCGGTATATAATGCCGGACTTCCTTTTTGATTTAATACTTCGTAATATACCCTTAAACTCATTTTTATTATTTTATGTTATTACACATTCAAATACCTTTTTCTTACAACAACTACGTTGTTTCCGGTTGTTGAACTACCAAAGTTTACAAAGAATCTTTGTGTAGTTACTTCGCCTGTATTTCCCGAAATCTCAAACTGTTGGTTTGGTTGCAAAGTAATATTTTCAATTTTTACAACACTTGTACCGTAATTAATAAAAGTTAATCCATTATAAGGATAACCGCCAACATATTGGCTTACATCACAGGTATAAAAATCTACTTCGTAATTTAATGCGGTTATTTTTACATCATTCATATTAAATAGTATTTGGTATGTTACCTAATTTTCTATATCCCGAAAGTGAAAAATATGCCCGATATGAATTATCGTCAATTAATTGACTTTTAGAATCTAATTTTTGTTCGTTTGGCACTCCTGTATCATTTAGAGGCTCATTTGGATTACTTGCCGTTGGATAATTAGGAGCAATCACATTTTTTTTATGTTTATAATAAAAATACAATCCCAATCCTACAATACCCAACAATAACAATGTTTCTTTTTTCATATAATTATCTTCTTTTTTGTTCAAAATCGTATTCAATAGGTGCATCCCTTTCATATAACATACCTAAAAAAGGTATATTATTTACAAAATCAGTTACACTTCCGCCATATTCTACATTACTTTCATAATACGGTGTTGGCTCCGGTTGACTATATACAGGCTCCGGTTGAGTATATACAGGTGCCGGTTGATAAATTGGCTCCTGGTATATTGGTTGATATATTGGCTCCTGGTAAATTGGCTCAACAGGTGTTTTAATCCTTTCGTTTGGATAAGGATTATCAATAATTGGTTGATCCCATATTGTTGCCGGTGGTTGCACATAATCATAAATTGGTGCTTGTACTATTGCAGGTGGCGGAACGTCAATTTTACCCCTTTCCGGTGTACTTACTACAGGTGTTTCAACTCTTGGTGCATTATATATTGGCTCTTGGTATATAGGATCTCTTTGATCATATATTGGAGCTTGATAAATAGGCTCAACAGGTGTTTTAATTTGCTCAACAGGTGGTTGCGGTAATTCGCCTGTTGTTGGGGGAACAACAGGTGCCGATTCATTTTTCTTTTTTAAAAAATAATAAATACCAAACCCTGCTAAAGCTAACAATAATAAATTTTGATTTTTCTTTTCCATATTAAGCGGTTTGAACATCATTTTTAAAAACGAATCCAGGAATACCATTCATAAAACTTTGACCAATTACAACTGAATACATTTCAGTACCTTTTAAACCTGTCATAGTCATTCCAATACCTGCGGTATCGTATGTATAAATAACATTAAAATTGTTATCATATACTTCGGTACCTTCTTTTGAAAATACTTCGGTTGTACCTGTTGGCACGTTGCCTTGATGCAAAAAAACTTTTACATCTCCGGTTAAAGTATTTTTTTTCTTAAAGGATGAAAAAAGTACATAAGCAATAGCCAAACCACCCAATAATTTTATTGTTCCTGCTTTCATATTAAAATCTAAATTTTATTCCTTTTCGGGAATAGTTATCATTAATTTTGTTTATTTCCGATCTATCTAAATTGCCGACAATAAATTGTACTAAATCCTGCAATCCGTCTGTTGGTATTCCAAAATAATATTCCTGTCTTTTGCCAAAAGTATCATATAACAATGAAAAATCTGCATCATTTTGTACCCTTGATACTTGATAACCTGCATCACTTTTATTATCAGCTATTGAAGATTGAGAAAGATCATTATAAATATTATTTGCAATAATTTGCCATTCGCCTTTACTTTTTGTTGGCGTTTGACTTGTTATAGCTTGATTCAAATAATCCTGTATATTTTCAGTTTGTTCCAATTCTTGCTTTCTTAAAGCAGGACTTTTGATAATACCAAACTTTACTAACAAAGGTTGAATAACAAAAAAATATCCTGCACCTACGCCAATGGCATAAATTAATATTTTTTCGTTTTGCTTACTAATTGGCATTTTATTAAAGGTTAAAAAAGTTATAACATAGCCAACAATGAAGCTAATTTCATACTATTCATCTCATTCAATTTTCTCAAATGATCAACAGTTACGCCCTTGCTCATTAAATCACTTAATATCATTATTGCTTCGTCTGGATTCTCATTAATACCGGCAATACCTGTAGGTGTACCCATTCCAAGATCATTAATACCTAAAAATTTACTTACCCCTGCAATCATTAAACCCTGTATTTGAGGACTTTTTAATAGTTCCGAAAAAGTATCTTTTTCTACAGGCTCATCATATTCAAATTCACGTTCACTTAATTTAGATAAGATTAAATTTTGATTCTCAATCATTGCTTTCAATAATTGTGTATTATCATTTTCTCTCATTCCTGCTATGTGATGCGGATTATAAATAGCACGTTCTAATTCTGCAGGTCTAAATTGAATTGAAGCATAATGAGGTGTTACATTAGTAATATGACCTGCTTTATCTTTTTTAGGATGTAGTTTCAATGTCAATAAAGATCCAACCCCATTTTGTTCAAAAGCGGATATATTTTTTTCTAATATTTGCCTTCCTGCGTCTGCGTCATCATCATTCCAGGAAAAATTCATTTGTTTAGGACCCGACCAAACGGAATAGTATGGGGTGGTTGAATTATCATCAAACCACTCCATAATACCGCGTGTGCCTGTTACCATTGCGTTATTAACAGCCATACTATTATAATTTTAAAAATGATAGTAAACCCCAAAAGAATAAGCTACGCCTGTGGTAGCTAATGCCGTTGGTAATACTACATAAGATTTAACCCAAGAAATTGTAATACCATTAATTGCAGGTAATTCAAATGTATATGGATCTGCGGCACTATTTACAATGTTATTTAAACCCAACATAGGTGTATTGTAAATTAATTGTAGATCGCCTTCATATAAAGTCAAAAATGACTTTTTAAGATCTGCAGTAGTTACCGGTGTACTTCCTGTTAAAGGAGTAGCCGAAATAGTACCTGCAGTATAAACTTGAATTGCAGTTATTTTAGCATTACGCAAATTTGGTAAATCCGGGAAATAAAAGCGTGTCAAAGTTGATCCACTTGGAACAGCAATTTCAACCGCTTCAAATCTATCAATACGTATCATAAGTGCGTTTTAAAAATTTTAAAAAATGGCGGTAATTTCCGACCGCCGGCGGTAGCGTTTAAACTTCGCAAAAGTTATTTTACTGAAGTACAGTTTTGAGCCAAAATACCATACCAACTAACACATACATAAGTATTTGCATCTAAAGTTGAAGGCGCGCCTGGTAAAATGATACTTGCTTGAATATTACTTGCACCGTTTAACACAATGTTAGGCTCACAAACTTGTAAAGCATATTCATCAAAACTAACTTGATCAATATTAAATTGTGCAGGACTTGTAGCCGTTGCACTATTAAAGTTTGAATTTTGTTGAGTTTGAGGAACGTCTAAATGTTGTAATACCGCCCATTTTGGTAAAACGTTTTGGTTGTT